TGCATGATCTTCTACAGTCAAATCTACAATATTACCTTTGAATAATACTTTCAATTTAGCCATTGAATCATCTGATTGAAGAAATTCAGCAGATATGAATACAGTAATTGGAGAACCTTTTTCTTCAAGATTCTTTACAGTTACTATTACAGTATCACGTTGAAATGCTCCACCTGAATTTGCAGTTGATACTTCCATGATACGTCCAACAAATGAACGTTGTTTAGGTAATATTAATACTACTGGCATTTCTTGAACTTCATTTTCAGTTGTTGCTTGAGTAGACGCTCCCGTTTTAATTTGAGTCATAACTTAATATTTTAATGTTTATGGTTATGTTTATTCACAACCTAGACACAGTGCAGGATTTGGTCACATTGAGGTTGAGTTTTGGGTCGTTTAAAAAATAGCATAACACCTATTACAGATGTTATGCTATTTAATTATTATATTGGTACAATTAGTCCTTTATCTAAACATATTTGTATTGCTTCTTCTAATGTATAAGCCCATACATAATGTATGCCATCTGAACATTCTATTGATAATTGTTGACGACATTCTTTTTCTTCTTGTTGATACATAATTATAATGCTAATTTAAAACGTTTAGAACCTTCTTCATATTTATCTATAACTCTATCTAATACTGATTGTTTAATTCCTTCAGCATCAAATATTCTAACATCTCCTTCAAATAGATATGTTGGAGATAATCTAGTATCTCCTAATTTCATTTTACCTTCCTCTACTTGTTTAGATAAATGAATACAAATGTTATTATCTTTATCTAAATATTGTGTAACTCCAGCAACATGTTCTTCACATAATACTGATAGTATTTGTCCATTGAATATAGGAGTTTGTCCTACAATTCTTGCATAATACTCTGATTCAATAGCTAATGTAGTAACCATTGATTTAACTCCTTTAACTACTTCAGTTGGTTTAAACCATTCAATTCCATCAATAGATGCTGCTAATGATGTAACTTTTAATAATGTGAATGATTCACGAACTTCTACACTTGATACTGATACTAAAACTTCTAACTTGTTCATAATGATATGTATTTATATATTATAATATATAGCCAACTTATGATAGAGTTGTAACTATACATTGTTCCACTATTGCAATCAAATGCTATACTCGTAGGTAGTAGTGGAAATACTAATTAAATTGTTAGATTAGATCAATATTTATCTGTTATTTGTTTAATGAAATTATCATATCTATCATCATCATGTAATACTTCAAGTATTTGTAATATTAATGATCGTTGTGTTGTTTCAGATGTTATTATCCAACTTCCAAATGTACAACCTAATCTATATCTACGATACAATTCATGTTGTCTTAAACTTAATACTTCTTTAAGTCTACAATCAGACATTTGAGATATTACACTCATTACATAATTATAACATAATGGTCTTTGTAATAATGATCTCATTTTTTTCTTTGTCATAATACTATTTATTAAAAGGTTTAAATACTAAAGTTAATCCTAATGCTATTAATACTAACATACATCCTACACATACGCCATTAACCCTGCTAGATGTGGTCATAGTATCACATACAATACTCAATACAACAATAGATGTAGCACATAACCACATACTTAATGCTAATAACAATTTAATTGTTTTCATAATTATAATCCCAATGCTAACATCATTACTACTAATACTACTAACACACATACAATACCTACTACTAGGTCAATCATTTCATTACGTTCATTCATTGTTTGTTGTAACACTAATGCAGTTACTTCTCATTTTATAGATTGATTATTAATAATAAATCAAAGAAATAATTTCTCTGATTCCAATTTAAGTGCGGGGGTTGTTCAAAATTCAAGTAGAGGTGGGGGTCAAATGGTAGATACTTCGACTATCCATACAAACATCCTAAACAGTACTTCTTTCGATACTAATAAACATACTAAATTTAAAACGTTTTAAATTAATAATTATACTGCTCTCATGATTAATAAACTTAATAATAATTTAAAACATCATTACACTATTACTTAATGTAATTATAATACTAACATTAATACTTATTTACCTAACATCATCAAATTGGTTCATTCTTAGTCGATATAAGGTTATTAAACTGTTTATCAATACATTAGTACATTTTTGGATTATACCTTATATATATGGTCTAAAATCTAATACATCGTGCCTGTTGTGTACTATAAATTAATTATTACATTTGTAGAAGTATTCAAATAAACATAAATAAATGTATGGAAACAACTAAAGAAAATGTTTTAGATTATTGTAGTGATATTACATTACATAATAATCATGTATTAGTTTGTATTGAAGGTACTGTTGGTACTTTACAATTAACTACTCTCTCCGCTGAAAAGCAAAATGCTAATAGTAATATAGTTGATAACTTTTTTAAAGATCTTGCAAAAAATCCTAAAACTATTGTAAAGGCATCTAATAAAGCTTATATTGAATATCCTGAATTATTTTTTGGAGATATGATACTATTTAATATGTATGGTAATCCTACTGCAATATTTATTGAAAATGATCCTTGTGAATTAGATAATGTTATTAAGAATTTTAAATTTGATTCTAAAGATAGAAAATTTACAACTACTCTTTCTAGTGTTGATTATAAAGTTAGATGTTATTATACTTTTGAAGCAAGTTCTATTATTCTAACTAAAAAACTATAATATAATATGGCATTATCTGAACAACAACTTAATAATATTACTACTCATATTAGAGAAGATATATCATTAATGAGTACAGTAAATAAACGTAAATTTGAACGTAAACAGTTTGAAGATTGGGTTGAGCAATTTACTAGTTTAGATAATGCCAGTGTTGTTGAATTAATAAATAATATTTATGATCAACAATATGTATCTTTAGAAAATGCTTGTATAGATAATTATGATTATATACTTATTACCGGCTTAGGAAATTTAAGAACTAATCAAGCTAGACAAGAAATTATGAAAGTTATTGAAAATGGTGGAACAACTCATAGAAAAGATATTCAACCAATTTTAGATAATTATATTGCAACTAAAGAAGCTAATAACAAAATAGTAGAAGTAAATATTAAATTATCATTCAATGAGAACTCCACTACGAGATAGATTAATACCTAAAGGTAGAACAATATATTTTAATGAAGAAGCCCATAAATATACTAATGAATTAGGAATACCCTATACTTCTACTACAACAGTTATTAAGAACTATGAAGTTAAAAAAGATTTTGAAGGTATAGCTAAAGCTTGTGAAAAGATTGGACAGAATCCTAGACATCCTAAGTATGAACATTACAAAGGTAAAACTTGGAAACAACTTCTTGCTAAATGGGAAGATACTACTAAGACTGCTTGTGAGTTTGGTACCGAAAAACATTCATATTTAGAACAAGCTGTTAAGAATGCTAATGGTTATAATCGTAATGGTAATGGTTATATAGACGATAAGATTGCTACTTTAGATGAAATTATTGCTAAACATAATTATGGTAGAATAACTATTGAAGATTTTAGAAATACAGGTATTGATATTAAATATCCTGAAATCTTCAATATTATAGTTGGACTTACTAAAGCAGGATATTATATATATGCTGAAATTGGAGTTTATGATGATGCTTATGGTATTAGTGGTTTAATTGATATACTTTGTATTAATCATAAAACACTAGAATTTATAATACTAGATTGGAAAACTAATAAAGCACCTATTAAATTTGAAAGTGGTCATTATGAAAAACTTCCTGATGGTAGACTTGATTTAGATAAATGGAAATCTACTAATGATAAGATGCAATATCCTATTAATGATTTAGATGATAGTACAGGTAATCATTATGCTTTACAATTATCTACATATGCTTATTTAGTTACAACATTTGGTTATACGTTTAAAGGAATTATACTTTGTCATATACGTCCAATTGAACAAAAGTTTTTAAATAGAGAAGATTGGAAAGAAGTTGTTGAAGTTTATAAATTTCCATATCTAGAACAACAAGTGAAATTAATGATGAATCACTTCATGATGAATAATAGAGAACAACAAACAAAACTACTACTATGCTAAAACTTGCATTAAAATATTTTTCTATTGCTTTATGTATATTTGCAGTATTATATGGATTAATACAAATTGCAGAAGTTCTTGATAATAAAATTCCTGAACCTACTGCTAATAGTCAAGTAGATTCTTTAAAGAATATTATTAAAATTAATAACATTATACTTAAAAGAAATGAAGTTATAATTGATTCATTATATAATCATAAATCTCAAATAACTAATAAATATGAAACTACAATTGAAAACTATTCTAATCCTACTATTGTTAGTGATGATAGTATCTCCAATTTTATCTCAAAAGAATTACTTGATTGGAAATGATACTATTGTAGGTTATACTAAAAAACAAAATAGAACTATTGCTATTATATTTCAAGATAAAAATAAACTTGAAGAACTTAATTTTGATAATGAATTAATTATTGATACTTATAAAATTAATGAAATTAAGTTTAATGATAATATGAAAGCTTTTGCTAAAAATGATTCTATTAGTAATGCTAAAAATATTCAATTAAATAATCAGTTATCTAAAGAAATTAAATCTAAAGATACTTGGAAGTTAATTGGTACAGGTGGAATTGCTACTACTCTATTATTTGTTATTATAACTATTCTAAAATAAACTATTATGGAAAAATGTAATGGTAAACAATCTCCATTTAAATGTAATGATATTACTATAGATAAAATTGCATTTAATAAATTAGTAAAACAAGTTACTTCTATTATGACTAATAATGAAAAAGATTTTATATATTATTTTGGTACTAGTGGTGGAATACCTATAACTGTTGAAATGAAAGAACGTTGGCATAATCCTAATAATAAATAATATGAATATACTTTATAATTATATGGGAGATTGTAATTGTACTTTTAGTAATACTCCTGAAAATGTTATTCACAGATATACTAATTGTACTGAGAAAAGAACTAAAGTTGTAACTAATTCTTAACCGAATCTCTGATCACCCTTTCCCTACCAGGGAATATCATACTCGACAGAATTGATCAAATAAATTTAAACATATTATGTTATATAAAATAGATCAACATATATATCCTATAGAATTATATATTCATATAGGTGAAGATATTCATGAAACACTTAATCAATTTATTAATGATGGTGATAGATTGATGACTGATGATAATTGGGATCAATCTGATGCTAAAGTATATAGAGGAATTATACATAAAGAACTTAATGTATATTCTTTAATAGTTGCTTTTGAAGAAGTTCCTAATGGTAAATTAATAGTTCATGAACTTATACATTTAGTTCAACGTTTATATGAACATATTGGACAAACTAATTTTGGTGATGAAAATAATGCTTATCTAATGGAATATTTATTTAGTGAAGTTGAGAAAGCAATTAAACAATATAATGAAATACTTGTATGATACATATATGGTATATAGACAATACAGATAATTTAGTTCTTAATCTGCAAGAGCTATTGAAATATCCTTTACTAGCTAAAGTATATCAACAAGATACTTCTACAGTTAAATATCTATCTAAAGAATACTTTAAATATATTGATTATTTAACTTCTCCTTCGGGATATTGTATTAAGAATGGATTAAATGCTAAAGATTCTCATATATATGCCTTAAGTCAAACTAAACTTCCTAGAGATTATCATGTTCCTTTAAATCATAAAGAAATTCTTAAATTTGTTAAAGAAGATTTAGAATTTGATGGTATTAATAGATTAGTTAGTATGGCTACTAAAGCATTGAATATTTCTACTAGAAGTTTAGAGAATTATATTGATACTTTAAATAATCTTGAACGTGATGAGTTTAAAGATAAAGATGGTAATGCTATTGATGTTTCAGATATGGTTTCTAAAGTTATGAAAACTATTAAAAGTATTCCTGGTGATATTGATACTCTTAAAAATCTTATAGAAAAACAGAACAATAACTCACAAGTAATTAGAGGTTCAAATGAATATAGACCAAGTATGGACGGAGATAGAGAAATTGAATCTTATATCGTTGACGAAGAGTAATGAATGGATTAAAGAAAATTGGAATTATGATACTAGTGATAAAGATAATTCAATACCATTTGTCAATTATATACTTGAAGATAAATCTAATTATCCTAGAGTCAAAGATACAATTAATCCTAAAACTAATAAAGAATATATTGATTTAGATAATGATTTTTTAGTTGGTAATAGTGGTGGTTTTTTAATGGATATAAATTTTATATTTGTTAATACATATTTGTTTACAGGAGTTGCAGATTTTTATACTAAACATGGTGAATATACTTTAGCTGATAAGAATAGTATAGAATATAAAAAGTTTTGGGGCAGAGAAACACATAGACGAAAAGCTGGAATGACTGCTAAATGTAGACTTCCTAGAAAGAATATAGTCGAATACTTTAACCCCAAAACTACTCCTGCTAGACAAGAAGAACTTATTGAAAAAATACATATTACAGGAGATCATTATTCATATCTTAATTATGGTAGAATAGAACGTACTGCTAATGAACAAGAACGTAAGGAATTAGATTCTCAAGGATTACATGCTGTTAATACTATTGCCGGATTTCCTAGATTTTGGGATGGTGATTATTGGGCATATAAAGTTTTTAAATTTACTGCTATTAATAATTTTAATAATACAATTGCTAAAGCTCGTCGTAAAGGGTATTCTTATAAACGTGGTAATCAAGCAGCTAATACTTTAAATCTTACTGATAACTTAACTATTATATTTTGTGCTGATTTACTTAATTATCTTACTGATAGAGGAGCACTTACATATATGGCTAAACAATGTTTCGATTGGTTTGAAACAAAAACTTATTGGCATAGAGGTTATCTTAGTGAAGCAATGGATGGTATTCAACTAGGTTATAAACTTCGTAATAAAGGTAATATATCTTTTGGTAATCAAAGTCAATTATTATCTTATGCTATTGGTCATAATACTTCTGCTGCTGTAGGTAAAAAAGGTATTAGCATAGATGTTGATGAAGCTGGTAAATGTCCTCATCTTAAAGAGTTCATTCAAGTTACAATGTCTAATAATGAATCAGGTGAACTTAGTGTTGGAGGATTAAATATATGGGGTACTGGTGGTACTAAAAATTCTAATTGGGAACATTTTGAATTTATATTTTATAATCCACTTTCTATTAATGGTATTTGTTTTGAGAATATATGGGATGATGATAGACGTCATGAAACATGTGGATTCTTTCATCCTAATGTTTGGAATTATGAACCTTATATTAAGGATGGTAATTCTTTATTATTTAGTTCTATAGTTAGTTTTAATAAAGCTAAAGCAATTGCTAAAAAATCTAAAGCTAATGATGATTTTATAATATGGTGTGCTCAACGTGCTAATAAACCTAGCGAAGCTTTTATTAATACTACTGAAAATCTATTTGCTTCTCCTACATTAAATATACATGTTAGTGATTTAAAAAATGATCATACTAAGAAATTTTATACTGATGGTTGGTATGTACAAATTGATGGAGTAACTAAATTTTTAGATAAAGATGAATGTATTAGACAAAATATATTCTCTGATGGTTGGCATGATTTTATATTATCTGTTCCTCATACTAATGCTACTGATGTGCATGGATGTGTTAGAGAATACTATCAACCATTTATAGATGAAAATGGTGTTGTACCTAAAGATTTATATTTCATTACATGTGATCCTTATGGTGTAGATAAACTTAGAACTGAAATTACAGATAAACATTCTCTATTTTCTTTTCAAGTATGGATGCGAGATAATACTAGAGTGTCTTATGGTGGTAAACGTTTAGTTGCAGAATATGCAGGTCGTTTAAATACTATGAAAGACAATGATAGATTAATGCTTGATGCATGTTATCGTTGGAATTGTGGAGTACTTGTAGAATCTAATAGAGGTGAAACTATTCCTAATTTTAAATTATGGAAAGTACAAGATAAACTACTTAAAGATCCTTCGGGGTATGATGGTAGTAATATTCAATTAGCTCTTGCTACTAGTTATGGTATGGTTATTGGAGATGGAGATAAAAAACTTAATGGTTTAACTATGATTAAAAACTTTAATAATGAAGTCATAGGTAATACAATAGATGGAGAAATAATTATTAGGTTACAAGATAATTATTCTTTACCTTTATGTTTAGAATTTCAGAAATATACAGATACAGGAAATTTTGATAGAATATCTACTATGTTACTTGCTATGTATGAATTTAGAAAAGATGAATTTGTTAAACGTGCAAATCTATTTAAAAATACTACTAATAAACAATCTTTAGCTCAACGACTAAAACGTAAATAATATGGCAGGATTTAATACTGATTTAAACAATGTTCTACCTGATCAAAGAGTTTCTTTTAAAACTAAACAATCTGCTAAATGGACAAAATCTATGGCAGATTATGTAGTACAACTAGCTATATCTTGTAATGATAAAACTCGTACTGCTGATTTTTTAAATATGGCTAATGGTTATATAGATAAGAAAATGTATGAATATGTTCTTAAGACATATGGTCTTAAAGAGGATAGTACTAAAGAATCTATACTTGATGATCTTAGAGAGATAGATTGGTTACAACCTATTAAAGATAAATATCTTGGAGAATTTGTTTCATCATATAATAATTATCAAGTTTATACTGATGATCCCAATAGTATATTTTTTAGAAATAAAGAATATGGAGATAAATTAATTGCTGTAATGCAACAAATGATTATTAATGAACTTAATAAAACAATTGAAACTGGACAACAATCTAAAGAAACTCCTGATTTAGATCAATTACTTAAAGATCATATAGATACTTGGAATGATAGACGTACGGAAGATGCTCAAGGTAGATTAGATCTTCTTAATAATGTTATTGATGCTAAACTTAAATATAATCAATTATATTATTATTGGTGGGCTACAGAAGAATGTTATACTTATAGAAAAATACATAAAGAAAATGTTATATTTGAAATAGTTTCTCCTCTTGAATATTATAGAGTACCTAGTGGTAATCATTATGTTGAAGATGATGAATATGGAGTTAGAATATTTAATAGAACTTTATATCAAGTATTAGATATTTATTCAGAACTTTTAAAACCTACAGATATTGCTTATTTAAAAACTTTTACTGAGAAACGCACAGTTGAAACTGGTACTACTAATTTACTTAAAAGTAGATTACTTGAACAAGGAATGACAGAAGATGATTATATTACTAAAAGTAGTATGATGAATGATATGATCACTCATAATAGTTGTTTTGGAAATACTAATGATGTTAAGATTGCACATTATGTTTTTAAAACTGAAGTTAAAGTTGGATATCTAACTTATCAAAATATAGTTGGTGAAATACAAGAAACTATAGTAGATGAAAATTATGAATTAGATCTTACTAATGGAGATATTAGTATTAAAGTAGATTGGTTACAACAATTATATGAAGGTGAAATTATTGGTTATTCTCAAGGTTCTAATAATTTTGAAAGTGTTTATACTAAAGTTAGACCTATTGATATTCAAAGAGAAAATTTTACTAATTTAAATGTTTGTAAATCTCCTTATAATGGCATGAGTTATATTCATGCTGATAGTAGTCCTAAACCTATTCCTTTTAGGATGGTTCCATATATTGCTCTTGCTAGAATATATCATTATCAAATAGAACGTGCTATTAATAAATGGAAATCTATTTTAATTATTCCTCAAAGTGCTCTTAGTGATGATCCTGAAATGTCTACAGAGGAACGTCTTGCTAATATGAATGCTGAAAGTACTTTAGTTATTAATGATGCAACTACTAATGTGAATGCCTTGCAAGCAATGAAGGAAGTGGCTACTACGGCAACGTACAATTATATTAATACATTGTCCGGCTTATTAGATAAACTCAAACTAGATGCCTGGGAAGTGGCAAATATGACACCCAGCAGAATGGGGAATCAGGCAGCTTATCAAGGAAAGTCTGTTACTGAACAAAGTCTTGCTCAATCTTCTATTAGTGGTAATTGGTCACTTGAAATGTTTAATCTATTTCGTAGTAGTGATTATCTAGCTAATTATGATTATAGTAAAATAGCTTGGGCTAATGGTAAGCAAGGTAGTTATGTAGATGAATCAACTAATGAAAGTAAATATATTGAAGTTGATCCTTTAGAACATTTTGCACTTAACATTGGTATTAATGTTGGTAATAGTAGATTGCTTGATGAAAAACTTAAAGCTATGAAAGATGTAGCTTTTAGTGCTTCTCAAAATGGAGATGTTGAATTAGCTACAGAAGCTATTATGAATGATAATCTTCAAGTACTTAAATCTAAAGTTGAAGATGCTGCTAAAGCTAAGAAAGTTTATGAACAACAAATGGAACTTTCTAAACAACAATCTGCTCAACAAATTGAAGCAATGAAACAACAAGGTATTAAAGATACTAGAGATTTTGAAATTCAAAAAATTCAATTAGAAAATGACGGTAAAAAAGAATTAGAACTTATTAAACAAGAAGGTCTATTACTTGTTTGGGAACAACGTTTAAAAGTTGATACTAATGGTAATGGTTATATTGATGAAAATGAAACTTATGGTGAAGCTATTAATAGGAATCAACAACAACAAGAAGTTCTTTCTTTAGCTCGTGCTAAATTTGAATTTGAGAAAAAGAAACATGCAGATAATCTTGCACAGAAGAAACAATCAAGTAATAAGTAATACTTAAATACATACATATAATAATTGTATATGTATAAAACTATAACTATTTTTACATTATAAACTTATACTAAAGTAAAATGTTATGAAATTCAATTATTTTAATAATC